ACTTCAACATCCTCTGGAAGCGGTTCATCCTCTGCAGGCAGCGGTACGCCAAGCTGTTCTTCGATGCTCTTACGATACGCCATGGCAAGGTGCTCGTTGATATGCGCCATCATCGCAGACTGGATAGCCTGTGCAAACGGAGACTGGCCAATCATTTGTTGCAGCTTGGGGTCTTGCATCGCGGCTTGGTGAACCGTGATATGCGCCTCATGGTCTTGGTACAGGAATGCCTTGATGGGCTCCTGCTTGAGCATCGCCATGTTCTCTGTAACCGGGTCTTTCGGCTTCATGTCTTCCGGCAGCTTGATGATGCTGTCCGCATCCTTGATGCCAAGAACTTCCAGCATCTGCTGGTGGAGCTTACCTAGGTCGTAGAGTTGTGGGGCCTGTTGTGCGAGTTGGAGCGCCGCTTGGTACTGCATAACCCGCTGAGCCATAGTAGCAGCATTTGGGTCAGACACAGGGATGATATCAACGGGCCCACCAAAGTCCTCCTGACGGTTAAAGTCGCCTTCGATCTCGTAGTCATACTCAGGAGGCATATACTCTTTGATGATGTTAGCCAGCAGGCGAAGTTCATCCTTCATAGCGGCGTGCAGGCGTGCTTGTACCCCAGACATAACCTTCAGGCTACGTTCTAAGATAGCGAGCGTTGTGCCTACGGGGGCTTGGCCCCCCATGTCGCTGATAGCAATGTCGGCTACGGAACCGATACGCCGTCCTTCTTCGACCACGTTGCCCAGAAGAGTATAGAGAACCGAAGAAGGCTCCTTATACGGCATTGGGAATAGTGAGTCGCGGAGCGTACCGCCTGCAACATCCGCATCGCGCCATTCGCCGGGCATCAGAGGAGTATTGTCCCCTTTGATACGCAGTGAGCGCGACTTAAGCCCTGCTGGGAGATTAGACAGGGTGCCAGCGTCGATGAGTTGCCGTAGGATCGACGTAGCCGATTTCGCAAGTCCACCAATCAGGTGGATCAAACCTGTGCCGTAGAACCCCATTCCGGGCAGGTAGGGGTAGTGTACCACGTGCATACGCTTCTTCTTAGCCTCGTCGTCAGCGTACCAGTTGCGACGAATAGAAAGGATTGTCTTAGAACTTTTGTCGATAGTTATGACATAAGGGAGCGCAATCCCGTCTTCAGAGGCAAATTCGCCCGGTAAATCAACATCGACGTGCATTTCGAGGATGATGTAGCGGTTATCGTCAGTCAAATATGTCGGATCTTGGCCGTCAATTTCGTCGTATTTCTCATGGATATCGCTGCGATCTGGCTCAGGATCAGGCAAATCTACGTCCCGATAGAAGCTTACAGACTGCAATTTTGCGATTTCGTTGGCCGTTTTGCGCATCAAATGGGTGTAGCGGGGGCAAGTACGCAGGTTAGAAGCCCCATAAGAGACTACAAAGTCCTCCGCGGGGACGAAAATAGACACCGGGCGCTTTTCGAGGGGGTCAAAGTACAGCTTTTTGAACGCTGAACCCGCCAAGGGCAGGCGAAACAGCATCTGTTCCATCTCGTTGCGGTAGTCCGGCATCTCTTCCGTGATCTGGTAGTTCATTTCTTGCTCAACCCGATACGCTTGGCGCGTTTTCTCGGGGGTAATCTTACCTACGATCTTAGTACGTGCGGGCCCGCTGGCGGGCATAAGCTCACCCATGGCCTGCGCTTGAAAGCGAACCACAGCTTCAGACAGCATCGGGTGGTAGACCCCTGATGCACCAGCCCACGGCTGCGTGCGGTCTTCAATCTTCATACCCAGCAGGTCTAGACCCTTTACGTAGGCCATTGACCACTCTTTGCGACTGTTCTGGTCGGCTAAGAACCCGTCAACAAGCTCATTTGCAAGCGTGCCAAGGTCAGAATCCTCTAAGAACTCCGCAATGTTTGCATCGTGATCTGTAGCGCCCTCGGCGTCCATGCCGCCGCCAAAGTCAACAACAACACTTCCGTCTTCTTGCTCGGTCGTAGTTGCTTCAGTGGGGTCAGCGATTGCCACCTCAATATCGTCTGATTCTGACGTGGCCATCAAGATATCTGACGGTGTCATGGGCTTAGAAATAGCCATGCAAGCATCTCCCTACAGGTTTGAAGACACTATAACAGCATTGTGGGTGTTTAAGGAAGAGGGATGGTGGCGGGAGAAGGAATTGAACCTTCGGCCTTTCGGGTATGAACCGAACGCGCTACCACTGCGCCACCCCGCTACTAAGGTTTACCGCCCCAAAATTACTCCGTAAAGCCCCAAAGCAGGGCATAGTGTGCGATATTCGCACGTAGAATCTCTTCCTCGACCCGCAAATCGTAAGGAATCTTGGTTCCACGCTTCATTATACCCTCTTTTACAACGGCTAGGCGCTTCTTCATGCGGACATACTCTTCCCGCACCTCTGTTGGTGTGGGCGGGATCAACTCTTCAAACATATCTCACCTAGTAATACTCTACTTTGTGCCTGTACGGCAGTTCTTCGTCACGCTCGTCGGTCGGAAGCCGGATGAAACCGCCTTGGCGGAACCTTAACAGAGCCATCACGGTGCTGTCCACGAGGTCATCATGGCTAGCGAACGGAAATCCTGCAATCTCCTCGACAACTTCCTCTGCCCAGCGGGTCTGCGGCACCCAAACAAGCCCCGAAGAGATAATATCTGCAACAGAGTTCAGGCGAGCCATCTTGTCGCCCGTGCCGCGGTGCGGCGTGAACTCCTGCACGAGGATGCCCATGCGCCGAAGTTCCTGATAGATAGCCGTCCCGGCGGACTTTTTCTCGACGATGAAGGCGTCAGGCTCCCACTCTTCATTCTCCTCAAGGCACAGGGCTTTGAGCTCAGGAAACTCCATACGCCGCTTGATAGAGTTCAGCAGGATGATATGCTTCTCGTCCCGCGCATTCTCATTGGTAAATATGCCCCACGTTGTGAGGGCCGTGTAGTCGGCACGGTTGTTAGTTTCGGCAGCGGCGTCCAAGGACATGATGATGTATTCACATTTTGGTGGGTCTTCGTCTTCCCACCACTGCCACCAATCGCGCTTGACGATTGCAGCCTCTTCGGCTGTGGGCCGCTGCTGGTACTGGGAGTTCCACTGAAACACAGGCATTGACGCCTTAGTCCGCAGCAGAGCAGGTATATCAAAGAACTCCGGCCAGAGCGCTTTTTGTATAATTTCTATACCTCCGGTGGTCTCGTCAAACACTTCCTTCTCAAAGATTGCGGGGAACTCAATCACCTCGTACTGGTCAGACCCTTCGTTCTGGGTCATGTCGCGGATCACGCGCCCAGTCAGGTCATCCATGTGCCAACGGGTTTGCACGATAGCCACACGCCCACCGGGCATCAGACGAGTACGAGCGCCGTATGTGAACCACTCGTATGCCTTCTGGAACACCTCAAAGTTACCGTTCAGCACGTCTTGTTCCGAGTGTGGGTCATCAATCAACAAGAGGTCAGCACCGCGGCCAGCGATAGAGCTACCGATACCACAGGCAAAGTACTCGCCCCCAAAGTTAGTGTTCCACCGCCCCGCAGACTTACTGTCCGTGGCAAGCCCCACGGCTGGAAAGATGTTCTTAAACTGTGTGGTGGCTATGAGGTTTCGGACCTTTCGGCCAAAATCCACGGCGAGGTCCGTGGTGTGAGACACCATCATCACCTTCTTACCCGGGTTACGCCCAATGAACCATGCAGGGAAGTAGATGGAGACGAGCTGAGATTTACCGTGACGCGGAGGGATGTTGACGCACCCGCGGTCTTTTGTCCCGTTTTCTAAGTCCATGAGCATATCTGCAAGGATGCGGTGGTGTCGGCCCACTTTGTACGTGTGGTCCATGTAGAGGCAGAACTCAATTAAGTCGTCGTGCGCTTTCTGCCGCTCCCGCCGTGAGGCAAGCTCGTCTATCAACTTGTTTAGCTCATCAACTTCTTCAGGAGACATACTGTCTACCTGCGACAACAGCAGGTCGAGCTCATCTTCGGAAAAGTCTACGGTATTACTCGTCATTAGCTGGCTCTGCTGTGCCTAACATCTCGTCCAGATCAAGCGCTTGGCCATCAATGGTTATCGGCTCTTCTTCCGGCGTCACGTCCCGCAGGGCTTGCAGGCGTTGTTTTAGTTTAGAACGCAGGTCGTCTGTAGATTGGTGCGTCACAGTGATTTCCGTTTTCTCAGTGAAGAGGCCCACATCGCCGATTTTACCCAAAAGCTCCAACGCCTTGATCCGCACCTTGGGGTCTGGGTTTTCCGTCTCTTGGACGAGCTTGTTGGTAACGAGGTGCCTGATCTGGGTTGCAGAGGTCACGATAGAGTGTGCGTAGTCCTTTAGAATCTGCTGAGTCAACAGCAGCGTCTGTGGGGTTAGTTGCGCCACGTTCTTCACCGTTGCTTTCTTGTTGGTTGCTGCCGGATTGGTTGAGAAAGCCGCAGCGATGGTTGCTGCAGCCTGCTTGTCCTCGTCCGTAAGTTCTTTGATTTTAAGGCCATGCCCGGCCAACACCTCAACCGTTCCGCACGCTGCATCCACTTTATCCAATAGCCCGGTTTGGGGCCCGGGGTCTGCACCGAGGGGTGTGTTGTCGTCAGGTGTGATGCGCACGGATGGTATCCGAGTTGTTAGGTTGTACCGTGTGGTGCGGTATACATAGCCCCACATTTTCTTACATATACCCCCCTTTGTTCTCTTTTGGGAGTCCCTTGTGGGGGTGTTTTATATTTGAGGGGGGTGGGGTGTCTGCAGGGCCGAAAACGCTTAGGGGGGAGGGGGGTCATGTTCTGGTTCTGTTCTTTCTTTAACATGAGAGGTGTTCTGGTTCTGTTCTTTTGGTAAAGATTTGTGCGGAATAGTAATACTATAAGAGGTAGGGCTAGGTAGTAGGATAGGGGGGTGAGGGGGTAGTGGGGTCTAGGGGATGACCTATCAAGCTAAGGCTGTCTGGTGCAACGCTGGTAGAATTTTTGTAGTCTCGGA